CCTCCAATCGGCAGCTTGGCCTGGAGCGGGTCGACGACGGCTTCGGACTCGTCCTTGAAGCGGACGCTCCAGCCGACCTTCACCGTGACGGTGGGCGCCATCGCGAGCGCGTCCCACTCGATGGTAAAGCTGGCCTTAGCCTTCGGCTCGGCCTGCGTCTCATCGTCAACGAAGGATTCTTCTGCGGCCTTCCTCATCGCGTCGTAGTGCGTCTCAAGGAGAGCGCGGACTTGTTCGCTGGCAGCGGCGATCACCGCGGCCTTCTTGATTTCGTTGGTCTCGTTCATTGTCGGTAGGTTCAGAGGTTGTCGCCGAGGCCGCGCGGCGTGACGTTGACCGGCTCGGCTGGGATGTCTCGCGCCTCCTCGACGGTGCGGAGTCCCTTGAGGACGTCGCCGAAGAGATCGCGCAGGACGTAGCCGCGGGCGCGAAAGCGCAGCATCCGCTTTGGGTAGTCGGTCCACGGTCCCGACTTCGCCCAGAGCTTCGCGCGCTTGGCGTCAGCGACGGTGAAGGTCTCGACGGTGGAGGCGTCGCCGCGGGCAGCGGTCACGCGGTAGCCGTGCGCGTCCGTGTTGGGATCGCCGATCTCTTCCTCCTTGTACGAGGTCAGCAGCCCCGAGGCCCGCACCAGCGCGAGCGCGGCGTCGCCGTAGATTGCCGGCCGGCCATTGATGACCGCAGTATTCTGGAGCGCAGCCATCGGCGTCAGCCCGAGCTCGGCGCCCAGCTGGATCGCGACGAGGACGGACTCGGGCTTCTCCATTCCCTTCGGTGCAAAGCCGCTCGCGACGATGGCGTTCGCGAATCGGTAGGCGTCCTCAAGGCTGGCGAGTTGCACGCCCTGAGCGCCGAAGGTGACCGGCGCTTTGTTGATCTTGGCCGCGGGCGTGGCCGCGAGTTGCGTATCTTCTTTGACGGTTTCGTTAGTCATTGTCTGGTCTGTGTTGTTGTTTTGCTTCTGGGTTGAGGGCGCGGCTGGGAATTCTCGGTCGCGCCCTTTAAGTTTAGAACGGCACTTCTTCTGTCAGCGTCTCGGTGACGAGCGTGACCTTCGTGCCAGCGGCGAGCGTGCCGCGGTTGCCGTGGACGATCTGGCGCGCGGCGTTCCTCAAGCGCACGTCCTCGGCCCGCGGCGGGAATGGCTTGCCGTTTTTACCGAGCCTTGGCTCCGGCTCCTGGGCGTACCACTCAACGCTCTTCGCTCCGAGCGAGCGAAGCGGCGTGCCGGCGTTCTTCCCAAAGTGCACCTCGACCGAGCCTGGGTCGGCCACGATCTCGGTCGGCTGCGGGATGTCCTTGCTCTGGGCCGCCGGCTGGGCGGCAGGAGCCGCGACGGGCGTGCTCGGATCGCCCGGAGCTCGTTGAGAATTGCTGTCAGTAGTTCTTCGTTCTGCATCTGGATTCGTGCTTCGTTCGCTGCTGTTTTCATTGATGCCAGCACTCGCGCGCTGGCTGTAAATTGCGGATGCCACTTGTCGCCGTGGCCGTCTTCGGCACCACGCCGAGCCATCCGCTCAAGTTCAAGTACGTTCATCGCTTGCGTCTGAGGCCGAGCGCGTGGCGCATCTGCCAGTCCTGGAAGGCCGAGTCGACTTGATCGTAGAGCTCCTTCCACTTAACCCAGCCCTCGCCGGGGATGAAGCACCAGTACGCCGAACGTTGGATGTGCCCGTGCGTGCCCGTGTAGCGCGCCGCGGAGTGGCCGCCGCCGGTCAGGTTCTTGATCGGCTGAGTGCGGTTGAAGTTATTTTGCATAGCGGAGCCAGCGTACCTCCCGTGCGTAAGCGAGCGCCTGATCGCGCATCGACTGGCGCAGAAGCCGCTGGTTGAGCAAGCTGTGCTGCCGCTTGGATTGATCGCGAAAGACGACCGCCTTGCCGAGCGCGTAGTGCGAATAGGCGATGCCCGACGCGAACAGCGCCTTGGTCGCGCGGTTCATCGGCTGGCCCTCCGTTTCTCGATCATCTTCTGTTCCTCGCGCGAGATGTAAACCGACTTGAAGCCAGCGTCCCACGCGAGCCGATAAGCCCACGAGACCGAGATGCCGGCCTCGTGCGCGAACTCCTTTGGCGTCTTGCCGGCGAGTAGTGCCTTGGCGATCATCTTGGGTATCATACGAGATTCAGTTCGCCGGTCTTAGAGTCGCGCTCAATCTGCGAAAGGTTTCGCACCGCCTGTCGGAAATAGCTCGGCTTGAGCTCAACCCCTACGCCGCGCCGGCCATTTAGCACGGCGCCATAAACCTCGGATCCGACTCCCATAAACGGCGTGAAGACGACCTCGCCAGGGTTGGACCAAAGCACCACCGCCCTCTCGATAACGTCAAGCTGGAGCGGATGAACGTGGCGCTCGTCGTCCTTGTCTCGGCTCTCCTCATAGGCGAGGACGTTCTCGATTCGGATGTCATCCCAGACGCACGACGCATACTGGCGCCAGATCCAATGTGAGAATCGGTTCTCCGTCTGCTTGCCCTCGTGACCTTTCCACTCGAGTAGCTCCCGAGGCATTTGACGCTCGCCGGCGTATGAGTGGAGCCCGGTCGGATGCGCTACTGGTATTGGGTTTTCTCCCTTCTTTCGGAAGCAAAGCAGGTAGTCACCGCCGGCCACGTCACACAGAGTCGAATCCTCCACGATCTGCGCGTGTGCAAGCCCCTTAGCCATCGTCCGAAGTCGAACTCCGAGCGGCTCCTTCCAGATCACTCGCCGCATACAGAACTGGAAACCGTGGCGCTCGTGAGCTCGGATGATGTCGCCGGGGAAGTCAATCAGCCCAGACCCTACATTCGCCGCGATGCCCATCTTAGCCGTAGGGCCGTTGCCCGTTCCGGCCACGTCCATACAATGCACCGCCGTGATGCGCCCTGGCTTCGTAAGCCTCGCAAGTTCCGAGATCACGTAATCGTAATGCTCGAAAAACTCGGAGTAGGATCGGCAGTTCGATAGGTCGCGCTCGCTGCTGCTGTAGTTGTATAGGCCGCAGAACGGAGGCGAATAGACCGAGAGGTCAATCGACCCGTCAGGCATCGCGCGCATAACGTCAATGCAGTCTGAGTTGTAGAGCGCGAAGCGCTCCGTGATATGTTGTTTGTCGTTGTTCATAACCAATTGGGGAAAACGGGATTTAACTTGGTATGTTTTGCTCCTTCGATTCGGAGCTCGTCGTTGATTAGCGCGACGAGATGCTTGAACATCGCGTCCGCCTGATCGGCCTTGCGCTGAAGATTAGAGACCACGCCAGACTCTCCCTCGGAAGCCACGACATCAATCACGACGTCGCGCTTCTGACCGAAACGCCAGCAGCGACGGACCGCCTGATACCATTGCTCAAACGAGTGGGACGGGAAGAACGTCTGGTGCGCGCAATGCTGCCAGTTCAGCCCAAAGCCGGCGATCTGCGGCTTGGTGATTAGGACGCGCAATTTGCCGGCCGCAAACGCCTCAAACGTCTCCTCCTTCTTGTCGTCGTCGTCATCGCCAGAGACCTCGGCCGCATCCTCGATCAGTCTGCCGAGCATCTTTCCCTCGTCGTTTAGATGGCACCAGACCACCGCCGGCCGGCCTGTGTTTCCGACCAGGCTTGCTACCAATTCGCACCGCTCGGCAATCGTGCGCCGCCTTTCTTCTCGCTGTTCCTGAAGCGTCATTGCCGGCAGATCAAACAGCATCCCGTCGCGCTGACTGCGCGCCGTCACGACGTGTTCCCTAGTTGTAAGTTTCGGAAGGATGAACGGCCCGTCGTCGCATCCCATATCGCTCGGCCGGCGAACGGCGCGCGCCCAGGAGCAGACCCAGCGCCAAAAGTCGCGTTCGGAATGGCCGCGGAATCTCCACACTCCCGCGCGGTGCTCGTCCGACCGCGAGGTTGTTGGCCCCTGCTTCTTAAAGAAGCGCCCGAGCATATCGGAAAACCCCATCTCTCCGAGCGCTTCGCTTGACGTCCCGAGCTCGATGTAATCATTCGGCGCAGCCGTCGCGGTGCAAAGCAACCGATACGGAATCTTCCGCGCGAAGTCAGTCACGGCCGACTTCGTCATCCCGTCGAAGTTCTTTAGGATTGAAGACTCATCGCAGACTACGCCCGCGAATTGATTGCGGTCGAAGTGGTGGAGCCTCTGGTAATTGGTAATGACCACGCGAGCCCCAGGCGGAAAGGATCCGTCCGAAGAGCGGACGCAATCGATGCCGAACTTCGCCCCCTCCTCGACGGCCTGCCGCGCAACCGCAAGCGGAGTCAGTACGAGCACGGGTTTATTCGTGTGCCGCACGATGTTCTCGGCAAACGAAAGCTGGATCGCTGTCTTGCCCAACCCGCAATCGGCAAAGATGGCAGAGCGTCCGCGCTGCACCGCCCACGTCACGAGCGCGCGCTGGAAGTCGAAAAGCTTGTCGGGGATAAACGCCGGCTCAAATCCGTGCTTTGCTCCGACGTGCCGCTTCGCATCTAGGAACGCCTCGTAGCTCATCGCATCGCCCTCCGCACCCTGTCGGCGTAGCCCAGCGTCACCGTCTTCTTGTGTCCGGTCGGGCCGCCGTTGTGTATCCGCGCCAGCGTCGCCACGTCGCCAGCTTCCCAAGCCTGCGGCGCGTACCGCTTGAGGTAGGCGGTCGCGACGCGGCGCGCGTAGGCGAGGTCGGTGACCTGCTCGTAGCTGCCGGCTACTCGCGAGTCGGCGTGATACGCGCGCGAGATCTGGAGCGGGCCGAGGCTCTTGCCGTTGTCGCCAAGGATGGCGCCGTGGCGGCCGCTGGTCTCGACCTGGTGCAACGCCCGCCAGAAGCTTTCCGGCGGAGCGGCGTGGCTGGCGGATGCCAGCGCGAGGAGCGCGAGGAGGAGCTTCACGACGCCACCTCCGCGCGGAAGATCGGCGCCATCGAATACTTGCCGAGCGCGTAGACGTACTCGCCGCGGTCGTCGCTGCGGATCTTCACGCGCTTCGTGCTGCCGTGAGCCTCGACCGTAGCGAAGGAGCCCTTGCGGTCGATAACCTTTACTGAGAAGACGCAGTCGTAATCACAAGCGCTGCGAGCTTCGAGAACCTGGCCGGATTGGATGGGAGCGGTCATTTGTCGTTGTGGTGTCTCGGGCGTGATTGCCTCCGACACCACCGACAATGCAGACGCGCCCGCCGCAGTCAACTCTTTTTCTCAAAATTCTATCCGGCTGAATCTGACAGTCAGACGTCGACGGCGTCCGCGAGCGCATCGCTGCCGAAGTCGCACGACAGCGGCTCCGCCTTCGCGGCCACGTAAAGCTGCGCGAGGATGCCAGGCGTCGACAGCTCCGCGTTGCTCAGATACTGGTCGAACTTGTCGCCGCGCAGCCAGAGCTTCGCGATCCACGGCGTCAGCGGAGCCTTGCCTGACTGAGCCGCGGCCGAGTCGACGTAGAGCGCGAACAGCGCAGACGACTCCCGCGCGGCGCGGTCCCAGCGGTGCGCGACGAGGCGGATGTAGTTGCCCGAGATGCCGCTCGGAAGGTTGAAGGTTTTCTGGAGAGCCATAGTCGTCAGGTGTATTCGGTGAACTCGACCGAGAAGCGCGCGTTCCCGGCTGGGACGTTGGTCCCGTCGAGCGTGGTCACGCGCACCACGGCGTTGGTGCTTGAGTTGCCCGCGGCGTCGAAGTCGTAGGCCGCGACGAGGTTCGCGTCTGAAGCGCATTGCGCGGTGCCGATGTCGGGCTTGGCCCCGAAGCCGCGGTTGGTCAGCGACACGTTGAAGCTCTCGGTGGTAGCGCCTCCGGCCAGCGTGACGACGACCGAGTCCGAGAAGATGACGTTAATCTGCCGCGTGCTGCTTCCGCCGCCGGTCTTGATGCCGGTCGTCGTGACGTCCGAGTCGTCATACTTTGAGATGTCGCCGGTGCCAATGGAGGCATTGCCTACGGCGTTGGCGTTGCCAAGCGAGGCCCAGGCGGATGCGGTGCCCGTGCGATTGACTGCGCGAACGCGAACATAGCCGGCCACTAGGGTTGCGCTGTAGAGAAAGCACTCGGTCGCGCGAGTCGTGACGAAAAAGTTGGCGCCGTCGAGAGGCGTCCAACTGTAGTTCGTGGCCCCATCAGAATCCGTCGTCGTTGCCTTGACCTCGTAATACGCAAAGTCGGATTGAGTGTTGGCGGCCCAGCCGACTCGTGTTCCGAAAACAAAGGACGTTGTGCCGGGGAAATACTTCGGCTTTACGCCGTCGCTCGTGATCGTGCCACCGGTCGGCGTCGTCACCGTGCCCGAGTAGTTAGGAGCCGTGCGCGAAAGCGTAGCCGAGATCGCGCTTGCCGCGTTGGAGAACGACAGCGCGCGGGCCGCGAACTCGTAAGCGACTCCAGGAAAAAGGTCGTCGATGGACGCCGCGATTGAGCCCGACGACAGCACGTTCGCGACGACGTATTCGCTTGCCCCGCTGCGCCGATAGAGGATCTGGAGCACCGCGCCACCCGTCGGCATTGCAGGCGCCGTCACCGTGATGCGAGCTACCGCGGTGCCGTCGCTCGCGAGGTAGGTCGTCTCGCTTGCATAGGTCGGAGCGTTCGGCGTGGACGGTGCGACGTTGGAGACGGCGCCGGCGGTGATCGCGACTGGCGTCGCTTGCACGCGGGTCGCGAAGCCGGACACGTTCTCGAGCGCATCGTAGGCGTTGACCCAGTAATAATACGTCGTGCCTACCGCGACGTCCACGTCGACGAAGCGCGATGCGTCGACCTCGGCGATCTTGTTCGTGTTCGCGTTGGCCGGCGTGACGCCGGTCGTGTTGCGGTAGATGCCGTACTCAGAGAAGTCGGGCGCGGTCGAATCGTCCCAGTCGAGGCCCACCGCGGAGCCCGTTCCGATGGTCGCGACGAGGTTCGTCGGGATGCTGGGCGCGACCGTGTCCTTCTGCACGTTGACCGTCGCGCTGACGTAGGACGTCGAGACCTTAAAGAAGCTCTCGCCGAAGATGCGGACGTTGTAGGTTGTACCGATCTTAACGTCGCTTGAGATGTAATCCCTCGTCTGATCGCCGGGGACGGTGTTCCACGTAAGATAGGTCGTCGAGGTGCTTTCCTTGTATTCGATCCCTACGTTGCCGCCGGCCTGGATAAACTCCTCAGCCGGCGCAGACCACGAGACGAGGATGCGAGGCAGCGCTGTGCCGTCCGCTTGGATCTGCTGCGTCGTTCCGTCCGCGGTCAGCGTCAGGTTCGTCGGCGCGGAGAGAGTAAACGGATTTG